CTTGTTATATCCTGACGAAATGGCGTCATCAACATATTGAACCGCCTCGCGGCCAACCATGCCGGGCGGCATTTTCTGGCTGATAGGAGCCAATGCCCGGTTGAATGCTGCGGTGTTCAGGTCCAGCGCAGCACGCGCACGCGCCGAAGAAATGGCATCACCGATCACTGGCAGAGAAGTCAACTTCTCCTCCACCCTGTTGGGCATGCCCCCCAAGGTCTGACCGAGGGTGGGTCGGACACCTTCACTGCGCAAAAGCTGCACATTCGGATTGACTGACGCATTCGGGCTGATGATGCGTGAAGCACCCTTTGCCAAAACCTGCGCGCCGCCACCAAACGCTCCTCCTGCTGCGACTTGTTTGCCCTTTTCTCCCCAATAATCGTCAGCATTGACGGGAGCTATAGACGCTGATGCAGCGCCCGACAATGTGCTGCCCAGCAGGCCGGACCCGGCTGGGATAGCTCGGTTTGCGGGACTGACGACATTACCCACAACTCGCCAGCCATCCAGGCCAGACTCTCCGCCTGCTGCGCGACGATCTTCGTATTCACGCTCGCGTTCACGCACCATCTGATTCACGCCGCCATCAGGGATGCGCGCAACCATGCCCGTATTGTCAGCGAGCCAGTTGTTGAACTTGTTGACCGACCCAACTAGACCACTTGGAAGTGCATTTGTCAGAAGTTGCGCCCCGCCGTGAACCGGATCTAGCGCGCCAAAAGCCACCTTCTCCAATGCGCCTAGCGGCTGTTTTGGCTGGACGTTCTGAGCCGAAGCGGAAGGCGTGGCTGTAGAAGTTGGGGAGTCCACAAACTCATATCGCCCCTGTGTGGGCTCATCAAAAAATTCATACGCCATTACTGCACCTCTTTCCACGTCATGCCGTCAGAACGCAGCGTCCGCCCCGTCTGCGTATCGCGCACCGTGCGCCCCTTGTGCTGGCTGGCTGGTGGCAACTCTGCGACGGCGGGCTTTCTGGCCTCCGGTTGCCGCTGCTGCTGCGCATTCCCGCTGCCCGGGTTGGTGTGCCGCATCTGGATCTCTTCAACCGTGTCAAGCGCGGCTTGGCGCAATGCAATCGGCAGCGTTTCGTCACCCACCCGCCCGGCCATTTCGCGATACAGGGCCACATCCTTGTCTGACTGTGGGCCGGACATTTTCGGCATCTTGGCCGTCAGCATCCCGCCAATCACCTTGAGCTTTGATGCCGCCTTATCGCCATCGGTTGACGCCCCAAAGAACCGGGCAGTTTGGTCAATGGCCGCGCCGCCATAGCTGCCCGTTGCATTAGGCAGGATCGCGCGAGCCTGCCTGATGAGTGCAAGCGCCTCGTTCGCGTCCTTGGCCGCCGTTGGGGCTGTGACGGGCCGCACATCACCGGGTCGCATGTCCCTTGGCGGAACAACCCATTGACCGTCCCGAAACTCTGGCTTGCCCTTCGCATCGGATTCGCGGCGCTGGTCCATTTCCAGGCGCTGCTGGGAAACGGCCAAGTTTCCACGCGCCACTGCATTGGATGCAATCTCACCCGGCGTCATGGTTTTCCCAAGCGTGACGCCAGGCTGAGGTCGCACGAACTGCACGCGCCCGCCCAAGTCGACCTGCACAGGGGCCGTGTACCCCTGCACGCCATCACCGACGATCTGGCCGAACTCGTCAAGTTGATACGTCACCTTGTTGCCGTCTTTGTCCTGTCCTTCGACGGTGCGCGCCACCTTCTGCTTCCCGAAGTTCTGAGCCTCATACAAACTCTTGACGGTTTCCAATGGCACACCCTGACCGATCAGGCTGTTTGCATCGAGCGCGTGGCGCTGGCCGATCATCTGAGCCTTTGAGATGGTCGGGCCTTTGGAGTCCGCGCCAATGGCTTGCGCTGGGCTGGTGCCGAGCAGCGCTTGCTGCACCACGCCATTCACGCGAGCGGCCTCAGCCTGAGCTTTCTTTTGCGCTTCCATATCGGCCCGCATCTTGTCGAGTTGCGCCGTGCGGTACTCATTGACAGTTGCCGCCTCAGCCTGCTGCATCTCACGATCCTGCGCCCCGGCATACCCCATCAGGCCCGCAATGCCGCCGCGTCCCAAGCTGTTGATCGGCTGGCCTCGCTTGGCGTTGGCCGCGTAGCCGAAGACGCCAGAAAGCAGGCCCTGCCCTTCCGGGGTCTTGATGAAAGATGAGAAGTCGTCAAGCAATCCAGCCATCAGCGGCCACCTTTCATTGCATAGGACGCGAAGTCGTTCAAAGACTGGCGACGGCGCATGTCTTCTTCAAACTGTCTGGCTTGCTCTTGCTGGTTGGCGTTGAGTACCCCGGACAGATCGAGAGGCTGGGTTTGGGCAGGAGGCGGTGCAGGGGTTGGCTCATTTGGAGCCAGAAGACCCTGCGCGGTTTGCGCTGTCGCCATTGCCTCGCCAACCGGCTTGATGGTGCTCATCAGCCCGCCACTTTGACCGGCGCTTGCGCTCAGACCTTGAAGCATCTGCGGTGTCGCCTGCACACTCAGGTTTGTGATGGGTGCGGCAGCCTGCGTGCCTGCCGAACTTAGCAGGCCACCAGACATCGAACCGCCAGCGGATGCACCGGCGGCGGCGGCGCCACCAGCAGCAGAAGCGCCGCCAATCAGCCCAGGGGCAAAGTACCCTCCCGCCGCACCAAGCGCAGCGCCGCGCAAAGGCTTCTTTTTGTCCAGCAGCCCACCGACTGCGCCACCGATCAGTGCCAATGTGATTGGATCAAACATCACTTACCCCCGCCGCTGGTGGTTGACGTGCTGCCCTGTGCCTGGCCGACGACTCCGCCAATGGTCTGGAGCTTCTTGTAAGGCGTGTTTTGCGCGTCCTGATACTGCTGGAATCCGAAGTCCAAATTGTTCTGCTGCTGCTGCTGCTGCAAGTTGCCAGCGTTGAGCAACTGGCCAGCGTCCTGATACGCGGCATTGCCGAAAGTCGGCGCCATGCCAATGGCCTGCATCCGGTTGGATTGGTCGGTGTTGTAGGCGTTGCCGTACATCTGAGTCGCAACGTCAGTCAGCCCCGCCGCGTACTGCTGCTGAAGGCCAGAGTTTCCGAAGCTGCCGGAGTTGACCGCCGAGGTGTTGAAGTTGGACTTCACAGAGTCCTGCGCCTTCTGCACCATCGAATCAAGATATGGGTTCGTGTTGCCGCCCTGAATGAACTGATTCAGATTGGACTCGGCGTTACCCATCGTGGCCGAGCCATTCATGGCCCGGTCCTGAATCATGCCGATCCCCGCGTTCTGCGTGCCGTTCAGGTCTGCATAACGCTGACCGCCATAGGCCTGCCACGGGGTATTCGCAAGCTGGGTGGCCTGCTGCGTGTATAGATTGGCAAGAGGCTTGAATTCCTCGGCAATGACGGGTGTAGATGTGCTGGTGCTGCCACCTCCGCCGCCGCCATAGATGCGCCGCCCGCCATCCATGCGCGTGCAGCTTGCGCCGAACGGCTCCCCGGCTGCGTACAGATCACGTCTGCTGATACTCATGCGTCCACCTCAAGAATTGAATACACCGGCTTGAAGCCGCACTTCATCGAATACAGGCGCTCTTGCGCTTGCCCTGCCGCACAGCGAACCTTTGAGCAACCCAGCGACCTCGCCATGTCTTTGATGGCAGCAAAGAACGTGTGAAACTTTCCGTTGTGCGCCACCAGATCAGTCACGAACAGAACGCGAACATTGGGCAGCTGATCCACCCGAACCACACCCCAGCCGCGCACACCGTCAACGGCATCCATGCGGATCAGGGTGCGCTCCCCACGCGCCAAGATCAGCTTGAGCTGATCACCCGTGATCTCCCCGCCCGACGTATCGCACGCCTCAGCGAGACATGCCGCGCCATCGCGCCAAGCAAGGTCAATGTGTGAGGATGGGATGAGTGTGAGTTGCATCAGTTGCCTGTCAGGTAGCGACACTGAACCCATGTGCCGGGAGTCCCACCAGAGACGCATTTCCAGCCGTCAATGACGTATTTCGCTCCAGCAGTCCCAAGCTCCGTTGGGGTGTTGTTGGCGACGAAATCACCCAGCGCAAAGGTGCCTGTCGTTGGGGCTGATGATCCGGCCTGGTAAAGCGCGACGGCCCGCCCCTCGGACAGCGCGTTGACCTGCTGCGCCACCTCGCGCATCCATTGAGCAGTAGCCGCATCGACGCTCTGGCGTGGGGTGGTGCTGATCCTCATTCAGACCCTTCCGGCGTCAGTTTCAGCGCGTGTCCGAAAACTGTGGCGCGACCGTAGAAGAAGAATGTGAGGCGGTGCCAACGAGCCGACGCCAGCACATCAAACCGGCCATCTGTCATGGTGGACACGCCACCGGCAGATAGTGCGTCACCCGCGTCGGACTTGAACTGGTTCGCCATCAGGCCCGATCCCGGCTTCTCTCCTGGTGCGAATCTGACGCGCACTCCGCTGAGCAGTGAATAACGGTCATCGTCCCCGTAATCGCCGGATGTGTACCCGCACGACTCAGAATCTCCGGTCAGAGTTTGCAGTTGGTGGCCCCCGCTGAAGATCGCCAGCGACCTACCGCCAGATACCCAAAAGCTAGAGTCGAACGAGTAGCCCGCGAGCCCCTCGTAATCGGGCGATACGGACGACATGCCGTCGATGGTAAGGCCCGCACCCACGTAGTTCAGGACGGCCTCCGTCACTAGATCGACCAGCCCCCACTTTTGCGTGGTGGTGTGATAGACCAGCGCACGATCAGGTGCCTGCGAGTTCAACGATGGGAAGAACACCCACACCAACCCGGCCTGCTTGTCATAGGCGCAGCGGATGCGCTCCCGAACCTGCGGGTTTGAGTTCGCATAGAACCAGTCGCGCACGACACCGTTGCCAATCTTGGTTGGCCGCGACCCATCGAAAAGCCAGAAGTTGTCAATGCCGACGACGAAGTGGGCGCCACCGATATCACACCAGGCTTCCTGCCCGACGCATCCGGCCTCGCCACCCGGAACCTCTTGCCAGTCCCATACAGCCGGGGCGCCGATGTACTGCCCCAAGTAGATTGCGCGCTCTTTGTAGGCTACGGCGTAATCACCGAGCTTGCCGCCAGCCGTCAATCGACCTGGCGCGCTCACCAGCCGGCCTGTAGTGGCCTGGGTGGTCGTGGATGGCGTCCAATCTGCGTCATTGAATGCCGCGCTGCACCACCAGCGGTCAGGATTGTTTCCGAACCCAGCGTCATTGGTATGCAGCGCCATCACAAAGCCCTGCACGGCGAATATCACCTTGGCCTTGGGTGCGCCTGCGATGCTTGCGAATGCCCCTGAGCCTGCGGATCGCTGGATTGAATCGGCAAGGTTGGCCGCGAGCGTGGAATCCCCGAACTGCGCAAAGCTCCACCGGGTATCCGCACCGCCAGCGTATGCCGCGCCGGACACGTCCGCCCAGGCCCCCGCTGAAAGCTCGTACAGCTTGCCGGCCGTCCCGGCGAAGATGCGCCGCGTGTCGTCCAGCTTCGTGACCACCGCAGCGCCGATGCAGGGCGACGCCAGCACGGGGGCTCCCGTTGCGTTCTGCGGGCTTGGGGCGCCTTTCATGCCGCTTTCACACGGCACCATATCGACCACATCTAGCATCACGCCAGGGGTCGTTGGGTCAACGTCAGGAGAGAACCCCAGCAGCTTATCCACGGCGCACCTTGATCTGCAATCCAGAATTGCTCGGCAGGGTCTTGCGCTCGATGAAGCGGCGAACGGCCTCCATCTTCTCGGCAACCATCACCGTCAAAGCCTGAGCCAGATCACCGGCCCGGATGTACTTGGCACCCTCAAGGCATGAGGCGAAAAGGTACAGATCGGGGGCGTTGACCGATAGCCAGTTGTCGGCATTGGTTGCGCTCAAGGCTTCGACCTTGGGCGTGTAATGCAGCGTGAAGGTGACGCCATCACCCGCGCCATAGACGCGAATCTGCCCAGACTCGAAAGCGTAGACCGTAGGCGATGCGCTTGGGTCTGCGTTGCGCTCTGGCTTGCTTTGGTAGTCCAGCGCGTAGGTCGTTCCGCCAACCACGCCTTCCAGCTTGACCAGCGTTCCGAAGTCCACAGGCAGGGGCGCAAACTCACCAGCCATGGTCAGCGTGGCCGTGGTTTGCAGGTCGCGGATGTTCAGTTCACGAAAAAGCGCAGCCTCAGCCATGCCGATGAACGTGGGGATCTGGCTTGTCAGGTCGGTGCGGTGCAGATACCGCGCCACCTCGGCCTTGAGGTCGGTGTAGTTCATCGCTTGAGGTACGCGTCAAAGGTGGCAAATGCCGGGTTCGCCTGCACGTACTCGCGCACCTTCTTCTTGCGCTCGTTCTGGTCTTGAATCTGCAAGATGTCGGCGTAGATGTGCATGGGGATCGTGGCGACGTGGCGCATTTCGCCCCATCGCTCCCCGGCTGTCGCGTTGCGCTTCTCCTTGGCAAACTCAAGGATCGGGGCGCAGTCCTGCGAGGTGTGCTTGATCACCTCGTCGCCCTGATAGATCAGGCGTGTGTGAACACT